TATCACAAGCGTTTCTACGGCAAGCATTACAGGAACTGGTACGGTAACTAGCGTAGACATGATCGTACCAACTGGTCTTTCCATTTCTGGAAATCCAATTACAACGTCTGGAACTTTAGCGTTAACCTTTGCATCTGGTTATTCAATTCCAACAACAGCAAGTCAAACAAATTGGACAACAGCTTACACACAAACACAGCAATGGAATGGCGGTAGTACAAACTTAGTTGCCGCTACAGGCAGAACATCGCTTGGTGGTACGACAGTTGGTCAAAGCATGTTTACGCTTACCAATCCAAGTGCAATCACGTTTCCAAGATTTAATGCAGACAATACCGTTTCAGCTTTAAATGCCGCTGATTTTAGAACAGCTATTGGTGCTGGTGCTGGCGGTGGATCTGTGACAACGGTTTCAGTTGTTAGTGCTAATGGTTTTGCTGGTACGGTAGCAGATGCAACAACAACACCAGCTATAACACTTACAACAAGCATTTCTGGAATGCTAAAAGGAAGCTCTAGTGCATTGGTTGCGGCTACTGCTGGCACAGATTACAGCGCAGGAACTTCAGCACTAGCAACAGGTATTTTAAAAAGCACAACAACAACTGGTGCATTGACGATTGCTGTTGCCGCAGACTTTCCAACGCTTAATCAAAACACCACAGGCACAGCGGCAGGTCTTTCTGCTACCTTAGCTATTGCATCTGGTGGAACTAATTCAACAGCAACACCAACTGCTGGTGGTGCAGGTTATGGTACTGGTACAGCGCACGCTTACACAGCGGCAGGAACAGCAGGTCAAGTGTTGACATCGGCAGGCGCAAGCGCACCAACGTGGAGTGGTATTGACGGAGGCACATTCTAATGATTGGCGAGCTAATTACTAAAGTATTTGATGAGCGTAATGCAAGTCATGCAAGGCATTGGACAACTGATTCTTATGCACAGCATCAGGCATTGGGCGAGTTTTATGATGAATTGATAACACTAATTGATAAATTTGTTGAAGCACAAATTGGAACTTTTGGTAAAATTGAAGAAATTCCAAATGATGATCCACATATTGAAAAGCTCATTCGCGACAATTTATCTTGGATAAATGACAATCGCAGTGAATTATCAAACAATGTGCCAGCACTTGAAAACATATTAGACGAACTAGCGGGTTTGCACATGTCAACCCTATTTAAACTTGAAAATTTGAGGTAACAACATGGCAGCTACTGGTTACACACCAATTCAGCTTTATCGAACATCAACTTCTGGTGCATCTCCTACGTCTGGAAATTTAACTGCTGGTGAGCTTGCAATCAATTACAACACCGCTGATATGTCGGTTTGGGCATTAAACACAGGTGGATCTGTAATAAGATTAATGAACAATCCTGCCGGCTTAAAATATCCAACAACAGACGGAACTGCTAACCAAGTTATGGTTACTAACGGATCTGGTGTTTTATCGTGGGCGGCTGGTCCTTCTGGTACTTATTTACCATTAGCTGGCGGCACAATGACGGGTGCGATTACGTTTGCGTCTGGGCAATCTTTTACGGGTACAGTATCAACAGGCAAGTCAATCGCAATGGCAATGATTTTCGGATTTTAAGGAATATATAAAATGGCAAACCCAAATATAGTAGCAGTAACAACAATCTACGGCAAAACAACGTATTACACGCCTTCTGTTACAACCGCAGTTGTGCTTTTAACCAATGCAGCATCTTCTGGCACTGTTATGAAAATTAATAGCATTGTCGTTGCAAATGTTGACGGAACTAATGCAGTCGATGCTACAGTATCAATTTACACTAATGGCGCAGTCGCTCAAGGTTCTGCACCTAGCGGCGGTACTGCCTATGCCTTAGCTTCAACGGTAGGTGTTCCCGCAGACGCGACACTAATTGTTACGGATAAGACTACTGCATTTTATCTTGAAGAAGGCACTTGTATATCAGTCATATCGGGAACAGCAAGTAAACTTGTGTTTACTGTGTCTTATGAGCTAATTAGCTAAGGTGGCGTTATGTCTATGAGATATAGAGGTGGAATTATATCAGGCACTCCACCAACAACAACAACAAGTGCGGCAGTGGGCGTTTGGACAATGAGCCAACAAATGCAAGCCGCTAAAGCAGGTGCATGGCCAGCGCAGTCATATGGTCCAACCGTTATTGGTCAAGCTTATGGCGGCGGATTTTATGCTGGTAAGATTAACGTTTCTGGTACGCAATATTATCTAATTGTTGCCCCTAAAGCATCGGGCGAATCGTCTGGGAAAACATGGGGCGTTTATGGAACGACAACGGGAATAACGTCTGTAATTAATGGCCCTACAAACTCTGCGTCATTAGCTGCGCTCGGCGCATCATATGAGGCGGCTGTATTTGCTGAAGGGTTAACAATAGGTGGATATAGTGACTGGTATTTACCTGCTAAAAATGAACTTGAAGTTTTATACTACTTCTTAAAACCGACTACAACAGCTAACGATACTGGGTCAGGCTCAAATGCTAACGCTGTATCACCAGAGCCGATTAGCACAAACTACACAAGTGGTTCACCAGCTCAAACAAGCGCGGGTATTGGCTTTAGAACTGGTGAAACGGATGCGTTTGCCTCTGCCTACTATTGGTCTTCTACTGAGAGCGATGCTAACAACGCATGGAGGCAGTACTTCGACGGTGGCTATCAGGGCACCAGCGGTAAGACCAATAGTTCCTACGTCAGAGCTGTTCGGAGAATCGCTGTGTAACAGCGTTAATTAAATAGGAATAATAATGCACATACAAATCACAAACATTGACGCAGACACGGGTATTCTTTGCACGCAAGCTCCAATGCGTACAGGGCCGGCACTCCCAAATGTAAAGGGATTACAGTTTATCTTTCAAAATGAATCTGATTTTCCTATTGCTTCAAATGCCGATGGTTCACTCAGTAAGCCGCCATTAATTTGGGGGACGTGTGATGATGACGCAGATACAAGCCTTGTTGGCGTTTTAAAAGTGTTGTCACAAGTAGAGTTTGATGCAGATAAGCTACAAGAATTTAATCTAAGAAAACCTTATTCTTCTTGGGTAGGTGACATCGACACCATGTCATGGCAACCGCCTGTAACGTATCCGCAAGACGGTAAGCACTACTACTGGGACGAGCTAACAATTAACTGGGTTGAGGTGACACATGAACAAAATCCTTAAAGTGTGGAACTATTTAATGGCTCGATTAAAAGAGCCTTCTACCTACGCAAGTGTGGCAGCACTCGCAACGATGGCGGGTGTGAATATTGATGCAACGCCTGTTGTGCATGACAGCTTAACTGCCGCTAGTGTCGTGTTCGGTATGATTGGGCTGTTTGCATCAGAAGGTAAATAATATGAGCACCTATTTTAAACCAGAAGAATTTGAGTGTCACTGCGGGTGTGGTGAAAAAGACGTTAATCCTAAGCTCGTAGAGCTACTTAACCGCATCCGTGAGTCGTTTGGTAAGCCAATTACCATTATGAGCGGTAGAAGATGTGAAGCGCACAACACGAAAGTGGGAGGTGCAAAGCATAGCCAGCACGTCTTAGGTAACGCAGCCGACATTAAAGTAAAAGGTGTTGAACCTCGCGAAGTGCAAGAATACCTCATGAAGCATTTTGATGACGATTGCAAAGGTCTTGGACGCTACAATTCTTTTACCCATATTGATGTTCGTGATGGTAAAATCGCACGTTGGAATGGATAAACAGGATTAAATTATGCCATCAATAGGCCTTAAAAAACTTGTATTTAAGTCGGGAGTTAACCGAGAGAATACCCGCTATTACACAGAAGGCGGATGGTATGATTGCGACAAGGTTCGTTTTCGTCAAGGCTCACCTCAAAAGATAGGAGGCTGGAATCGCATCTCTAGTGCTACTTTTGATGGGGTATGCCGTTCACTATGGGCTTGGGAAACACTAGGGCAAGTAACGCTTATAGGGGTTGGGACTAATACAAAGTTTTATATCTCTCGTGGTGGTAGCTACTACGACATCACGCCTATACGTACAGCGGCTAACTTAACTACTCCATTTACAGCAACTAATGGCTCTACTGTTATTACAGTATCAGCGCCTTCTCATGGCGCTATTAACGGAGACTACGTTACATTTAATGGTGCAACGGGTTTAGGCGGAGCCATTACAGCGGCAATCCTCAATACTGAGTATCAAATCACCTATATCAATGCAAACTCTTACACGATATCAGTTAGCGTAGCGGCGAACAGTTCAGATACTGGGAACGGCGGAACGCCTCGTGCTGTCTATCAGATATCTGGAGGTCCAGAGTATCAAACACCAACAAGTGGTTGGGGGGCAGGGGCATGGAGTAGTGGGTCTTGGAGTACAGGCCAGTCATCAAGTGATTCACTTCGCTTATGGTCACAGAGCAACTACGGTCAAGATTTAGTCTTCGGCCCTCGCACGGGTGCAATGTATTACTATTATGCCAATAGGGGTCTTACAAGTGCTACGGCTACTATTACAATAGCGTCACCCGCTGTAGTCACGGCAACTGACCAATATACAGAAGGCGCACCAATAGTCTTTGAAACTTCAGGCGCACTTCCTACAGGGCTTAGTACAGGTACGACTTACTATATTCGCAATTACGCATCGGGTGTTTTTAATGTCTCAGCTACACCATCAGGCGCCTTAATCACTACAACTGGCTCACAGTCAGGTACACAATCTATTTCATGCCGTGCAGTAAATTTAACGACTATTAACGGTGCATCAGATGTCCCCGTTATTCAGAACTACATTACAGTATCCGATACTTTCCGCTTTGTATTTGCTTTTGGTGCTAATGACTACGGTGTATCTACTCAAAGTCCACTGTTAGTACGCTGGTCTGACCAAGAAAATGCCGCTGACTGGACTCCGTCTACCACTAACCAAGCAGGGTCACTAACATTAACTCGTGGTTCTCAGATTATTACCGCACTTCAAACACGCCAAGAGATTCTAGTTTGGACTGATTCTACGCTCTACTCTATGCAGTACTTAGGTTATCCACTCGTGTGGAATGCACAGCTTATGGGTGACAACATCTCTATTGTAAGTGAGAACGCAGCTGCTTTGGCTTCGGGTGTTGTGTACTGGATGGGGCGAGATAAATTTTATAAATACGATGGTCGTGTGCAAACACAAAACTGCGACTTACGGGAGTACATATTTAATGACTTCAATGCACAACAAGCAGAGCAAGTCTTTGCCAGCACCAATGAAGGATTTAACGAAGTCTGGTGGTTCTACTGCTCTGCCGGTAGCACTGTGGTGGACAAATATGCAATC